ACTACACCGTCGAGGGTATTGACGTGGCGGCGCTTCGGTGACAGCGGTCGCGGCCGAGCACCGGTACGTGCCGCGCGGCACCGCCCGGGACCTGTTCGCGTGCCGCGCGCCGGAGGTGTTGATGTCCGGCCCGGCCGGCACCGGCAAGAGTCGGGCGTGCCTGGAGAAGCTGCACCTGCTGATGCTCGTCAACCCCGGCGCCCGTGGTCTGATCCTGAGGAAGACGCAGGTCTCCCTCGGGTCGACGGCGCTGAACACCTGGCGGAAGCACGTCGTCCCCGAGGCGCTGACCGCCGGCATCCTCTGGTTCTACGGCGGCAGCAGCGAGGAACCGGCTCAGTACCGGTACGCGAACGGGTCGAGTGTGGCGATCGGTGGGATGGACAACCCCACCAAGATCATGTCGTCGGAGTACGACGTGATCTACATCCAGGAAGCCATCGAGCTGACCGTCACCGACTGGGAGAACGCCACCACCCGGCTCCGCAATGGCGTGATCTCGTTTCAGCAGCTGATCGCCGACACCAACCCGGACACCCCGCACCACTGGCTGAAGGCCCGTTGCGACGCCGGCACCACCCTGCTGATGGAGTCGCGGCACGAGGACAACCCGCTGCTCTTCGACGACCAGGGTCAGGTGACCGAGGTCGGCGCCGCGTACATGTCGAAGCTCGACGCGCTGACCGGCGTCCGCTTCTACCGGCTGCGTAAAGGGCTCTGGGTGGCCGCTGAGGGCATCGTCTATGAGGAGTGGGACGCCCGGGCGCACCTCGTGGATTGGTTCCGCCCACCGGACGACTGGCCCCGGTTCTGGGCGGTCGACTTCGGGTACACCAACCCGTTTGTCTGCCAGTGGTGGGCCGAGGATCCCGACGGCCGGTTGTACCTGTACCGGGAGATCTACCGGACGAAACGTCTGGTCGAGGACCACGCCCGCGACATCCTCCGCCTGGTCACCGACGCCAAGGGCAATTGGACCGAGCCCCACCCGCGGGCGGTCATCTGCGACCACGACGCCGAGGACCGGGCCACGCTGCGCAAGCACCTCGGTCTCGCCACGATCCCGGCCAAAAAGGACGTAAGCCCTGGTATCCAGGCCGTCCAGTCCCGGCTGAAGCGGGCCGGGGACGGCCGGCCGCGCCTGTTCCTGATGCGGGACGCGGTGGTCGAGCGCGACCAGGAGCTGGTCGATGCCGGTCGGCCGGCGTGCACGGCCGAGGAGGTGGTGTCGTACGTCTGGGACATCACCCCGGCGATGGTGCGGGCGGGCAAGGCGCCCAAGGAGCAGCCCCGCAAGGAAGACGACCACGGCATGGACACCTTGCGGTATGTGGTGGCGGATCGAGACCTGCGGCGTGAGGCGCGGGTGCGGTTCGCCTGACCGTTAGCCGGCTACGATGCCGAGCATGGACACCACCCCCACCCTCGCCACCCTCGCCACCGAGCACTCCGCTGAGGCGATGTTGGCCGAGATGCGCGCCCTGGAAGCCGCCAACAGCCAGGCGGAGAAGGCCCTCGCCGCCCAGGGCGTCAAGCTGGAGCTGGTCAGCCTGCTCCGCGTCCGCCTGGAGGAACTGGTCGAGGCCCTGTTCGGCCCGATCGAGGTCGACGGCCGGCCGAACGGGGCGCGGGTCGAGTACGAGCTGCGCCTTCAGCAGCGGTTCGCCCGGGAGCTGGCCGGGGTTTCGAGCCAGGTAGCGCGGGCGAAGCTGACGGCGCCGTCTCCGGGTTGGCAGGCTGTCCAGGAGGGGCAGCCAGGCCTGATCGTGCCGGGCCGGTAGCCATGATCGTCACCGTCACCTCGACCGTCATGGATGGCACGGTCGTCCGCTGGTACACGAGCGAGTGCGCTGAGGATCTTGGTCGCGAGCAGGTCAGCGTGAGTCGTAACGGCGTCCTGGTCAACGGCTACCTGCACGAGGTGCCTGAATCCGTTTTGAATCAGGCCAAGCAGCTGCATGAGGGGTGGCAGGTCAACAGGGACGCCTGGCCCGATGTTGACCGGATCGCCACCCACAAACGGCGAGGCTTTCTCGGCCCGCTGGAGCCGGTCGAGAAAGTGGGCTGAGCCATGGCCGCGACACGCTGGCGGACGGTCGACGTCGGACGGCGTGCGTACGCCTGGCGTGCAGGCATCCTCCGCCATGAATGGACGATCGGAGTTCGCTACGAGTTCGCGCCGGACGCCTGGTTGCTCACGTTCCTGTGCTTGGTACTGATCATCGGGAGGCGCGCATGATGACCACGACGTACGTCCCCGCCCGCCGGCCGCGCATCCGGGTCGACTGGGCGCGGGTGCGCCGGCTCGCCGCCAGCCGCTGGTACCGGACAAAGTGGACGGGGCGGCGGCTGGCCGGCTGGATCTGGCCGCTCCTGCTCGACGCCGCCGGCCTCGCCTGCCTGGTGGTGGCCGGGTTCACGGTGGCGGTGTGGCTCGGCCTGGTGGTCGCCGGCCCTGCATGCTGGGCGCTGAACCTGCGCATCGATCGGCGGGTACGTGAGGTCAAGCGCCGATGAGCCGAGACATGCTGGTGTTGGCTATTCCGGAGGCGGTAAGCCACGAAGACGCCAACCAGTTGGCCGCAGACGCTCGAAAGAAGCTCGCCGAAGCCGGCCGAGACGCCGTAGTGGTCATCGCGGTCGGGTGCACCCAGGCACTATGGATCACAGACTCTCCCGGACCGCTGACTGGCCAGACGCCGCCGGGTGGCAGTTTGACACCGCCGACGAGTGGTGAGTGAGCGCAGATGAAGATCCAGGTCGAGATTCTGGAGCGCGACGCGGCCGGCACGATCACGCTGGTGCGTTGCCCGTCCTGCCTGGAGCCGGCTCCGGTCATCGAGGGTGAGCTGGTCGCGTGCGCGCCGTGTGACCATTTCCGGGCAGCCATGAACAGCTTTCTTGAACGTGCGATGAAGGCGCTGGATGGTGCGGCGGGGATACCACCGGTTGAGTCGGACGATTGACCTGCTAGCGCGTCGCGTGACCGGTCGTTGGCCGGCTAACGATTCTCGGCTATCCTGCCCGTGATCACCCGGACACATCCGGGCAACAGGGGAGAACCGAGGGCCAGATGAGCACGCTGCTGGGCGACCTGCTCGGCAGCCTCCGCGCCCAAAGTACTTCCCCGGTGCCGTACACCGCTCGGCGCAACACCGTTTTCGGCAACCCTTTCCGCCGCGACGACAAGGCCGCCGCGCTCGGCCAGATGGGCAACGTCGGCACCCTGTTCGCGATCGTCGACAAGAACGCCACCGGCGTCTCCTCTGTCGAGTGGCACATGCACCGCAAGGTGCAGCGCGCCAGCCTCGCCCGCGACCGCACCACGGCCCGCTGTGAGCTGTGCGACAAGCCCGGCGTACTCCTCGCCGAGCGCCACCCCGCCCTGGCCGTGTGGGAGCACCCCAACGACTTCTACTCCACCCAGGCGCTCGGCGAGGCCACCGCGCAGCACCTCGACCTGGTCGGCGAGGGCTGGTGGGTCGTGCCCAAGGTGGCTGGCCGGCCGATCGAGATCTGGCCGGTGCGCCCCGACCGGATGGAGCCGGTACCCGACCCGCGCCAGTTCATCTCCGGCTATCTGTACCGGTCGCCCGACGGCGAGAAGATCCCGCTCGACCTGGACGAGGTCGTGTTCATCCGCCGGCCGAACCCGTGGGATCCGTTCCGTGGTATGGGTCCGGTGCAGGCCCTGATGGCATCCCTGGACAGCGTCAGGTACAGCGCTGAGTGGAACCGGGCATTTTTCCTTAACAGTGCACAACCCCTCGGTGGAGTAGAGGTCCCCGACGAGCTTTCCGACACCGTGTTCAACCGGCTGCGGGACCAGTGGGCCGAGAACCACCGCGGCGTTTCGCGCGCGCACCGGGTCGCGATCTTTGAGCAGGGCGCCAAGTGGGTTAACACCCAGTTCTCGATGCGCGACATGCAGTTCGCCGAGCTGTCCGGCGTGTCCCGGGAGCAGATCCGTGAGGCGTTCGCGATGCACGGCCACCAGCTCGGCCTGACCGAGGACGTCAACCGGGCCAACGCCGAAGCCTCCGATTACACGTACGGCAAGGGCCTGCTGGTGCCCCGGTTGGACCGGTTCGGCGGCGCCCTGAACAACGACTTCCTGCGCCTGTTCGGGCCGGAGATGGGGCCGCGCAACTACGAGTTCGCGTACTGCCGTACCGACGTGGTGCCGGACAACCTGGAGGCTGAGGCCCTCGAAAGGGAGTCGAAGGCGACCACGTTCGCGACGTTGAAGGGCGCCGGGGTGCACCCCGAGGATGCGGCGATGGTGGCCGGCCTGCCGCCGCTACGGATCGTCAAGCAGCAGCCGCAGCCCGCACCGCAGTCGGACCCGAACCAGCAGGGCGACGACGGTACCGACGGCAACCAGAACGACGGGCAGCCGGCTGGGCTCGCCAGCCTCCAGCAGATGGCCTGGCAGAGCATGCAGCGCGAGCTGGCCAACCTACCCGTCAACAGCCACAAGCGCGACGACCACAACGGCCATGACGCGATGGCCGGATTCGGGAGTTGGACATGGACCTGACCAGACTCACCAACCTGGCCACCGCGGCACGCGACCGCGCCCGCGCCAGCGACCACCGCACCGGCGTTCGGGACGGCCACTCCTGGTACACGATCCGCAACGCGGCGCGCCCGGATGAGCCGGCTGAGGTCTACCTGTACGACATGATCGGCGGCTGGGGCATCACCGCCCAGGACTTCGTCAACGACCTCCGCGCGATCACGGCCAGCCGGATCGACCTGCACATCAACTGTGAGGGCGGCGAGGTCTTCGACGGCATCGCGATCTACACGGCGCTCGTGAACCACAAGGCCAGCGTCACCGCGTACGTCGATTCGCTGGCGGCGTCGGCCGCGTCGTTCATCCTCCAGGCCGCGGACGAGCGGGTGGCCGGGCGTAACTCCCGCATCATGATTCACGACGCGCATGCGTTCTGCATCGGCAACGCCGCGGATATGCGCGACACCGCCAACCTGCTCGACGACCTCTCGGACAACATCGCCGATATCTATGCGGAACGCTCGGCCAAGGGCGACCGGGCGAGCTGGCGCGCCGCGATGACCGCCGGCATGGACGGCACCTGGTACGGCCCTCAGGCCGCGGTCGACGCCGGCCTGGCCGACCGGGTGGCCGAGACCGCGGTACCGAGCGAGAACCGCGCGCCGGGCGCGCTGAGCAACCAGCAGACCCCGCCGGCCGAGCCTCCGGCGGCCGAGCAGGAACCGGCCGACGGTACCGACGCCCTGGCCTGGGACCCGGCCGCGTTCCTGCGGACCACCACCGAGTGGCCGGCCCTGATCGTCGACCCCGAGCCCGACCCCGGGCCACCGGCCGTCAACCCGTACGAGCTGATCCGCACCGTACGGGAGGCGACCGGCCGGTGAACCACCACACCGCACCGACCGCACGTATCGAAGGGAGCAACGGCGTGAGCCATCTGGCTACCGACACCCGTCCCAGCCGGTGGCAGCGCCGGCTGGCCGCCCGCAAGGGCTACAACCCCGCCGACCTCGGCCGCGTCTACAACCGCGCAGGCACGGCCGCTACCGGTACGCCGGGCCGCCCGGACACCCCGGTCGACCCCAACGCCAGCGGCCCCGTACCGCGCACCGCAGGCGAGTGGGAGCACTACCTCCAGGGCCTCGACACCCCGGACAAGTTCGTCGCCGCGTTCAACGACGGCAGCTTCGGCAAGGCGCTCCAGGGCTACGTCGGGGCGCAGACCAAGGAGCGCACCGACCTGCTCTCCGACGTGCGCGCCATGGCCGAAGAGACCATGACCCGTTGGCTCAAGGAGAACCCGACCGTTGGCCGTGAGGTGCCGGTCGACCTCGGTCCGGATCAGAAGCCCCGGGCTCGCACCGGTGCGGCGTACAACAACCCGCGGGCCATCGGCGCGCCGCTCAACGGCATCTTCAGCAACCTGACCGAGTTCTTGCAGGCCGTCTGGCAGGGCGACCGCGGCACCGCTTCGCTGGAGACCCGGGAGAAGCTGGCCAAGTTCCACAACTACTCGGAGTCGGTGCCGTCCGAGGGCGGTCTTCTGGTGCCGGAGGAGTTCCGCAGCCAGCTCATGCAGCTGGCGATGGAGCGGGCCATCGTCCGGCCCCGGGCGACGATCATCCCGATGTCCAACCCGCGGGTGCACATCCCCAAGGTTGACGAGACGTCCCGGGTGTCGACGATCTTCGGTGGCGTCGTGGTCTACCGTACCGAGGAGGGTGCGGAGCTGACCGAGTCGGCCGCCACCTTCGCGAGCACGAAGCTCGACGTCACGAAGCAGACCGCGTTGTCGCACGTGCCCAACGAGCTGATCCGTGACTGGGCGGCGTTCGGCGCGTTCATCGACGCGACCATGCCGCCGGCGTTCGCCTGGTCGGAAGACCTGGACTACATCGCCGGAAACGGCACCGGGGCTCCGCTGGGGGCGCTGCACGCCAACAACACCGCGCTGATCACGGTCACCCGCAACACGACCAACAAGATCACGTGGGAAGACGCGATCGGCATGTACGCGCGCATGCTGCCCGCCTCGATCGACTCGGCGGTCTGGATCA